ATTGATTCAATTTTGCAGACGATGCAGGGGCGGGTACTTGATGGTGATTTAATCACTGGATGGGAAAAACGCCAGGTACTGAAAGAGGACAATGGCAACGTTTCACAAACCGCGAAATCCCCGGCAGAGCGCAAGAGAGCGCAGCGCGAGAGGGAAAAATTACGAAAACAGAATGAGGGGTGTCACGACGAGTCACGCATATGTCACGACATGTCACGACGAGTCACGACAGATAAAGATACAGATAAAGAATTAAACCCCACACATAACGCGCGCGTGCGCGAGAGAGCTACGACCAGTGAGTCGAACGGTACGCCATCGCAGACACCGGAGCCCGAATATCTGGACGGCATGAGCGAACCCATCGGGAAATTTCCGATGACCGATGGCTGGCATCCGTCGCCGGATTTTCGACGACGGGCTGCTCTGTGGGGAGTGGCTCTGCCTGAGCCGGAATTTACACCAGCTGAATTTGCAGCCTTCCGGGACTACTGGGCAGCGGAGGGGAAAGTGTTCACGCAGATTCAGTGGGAGCAGAAATTCGCCCGTCACGTAAATCACGTCAGGGCGCAGGTTAAACCAGTCAGCAAGGGGGTAAACCATGCAGCAGCACCAGGTGGCACCGCATCACGAGCAGTTCAGGAAATTCGGGCAGCACGTGAGCAGTGGGAACGTGAAAACGGATTTATCAGCGACGGAAACGGCCTGGAAGCTGTGGGAACTCATGGGGGAGGTTTATTCGAACCGCTGGACCCAGAAGAACGGGGCCGCACCTTCGAAGCTCTGGATTGCACAGATTGGCGCGATGACTGAGCAGCAAATCCGGCAGGTCTGCCGCCAGTGCATGGACCGCTGCCGGGCGGGTGAAACATGGCCTCCGGACCTGGCTGAGTTTGTGGCGCTGATTTCGGAAAGCGGAGCCAATCCATTTGGTCTGACGGTGGATGCTGTGATGGAGGAGTACCGCCGCTGGCGCAATGAGTCCTGGCGATACGACGGAAGTGATAAGTACCCGTGGTCTCAGCCTGTGCTGTATCACATTTGCCTCGAGATGCGTTCAAAGGGGATTGAGCGCCAGATGACCGAAGGGGAGTTAAAACGGCTTGCAGAATGGCAACTGACGAAATGGGCAAAGCATGTTGGTAATGGCCTGAGCATTCCGCCAGTCCGGCGACAACTGGCGGCACCCAAACACCCGTCGGGACCAACGCCAATTGAGTTGCTGAAACAGGAATATGAACGCCGGAAAGCGGCTGGTTTTGTTTGAGTTGAGAAGTAATTTTTACCGGGAGGAAATTTTAATGGAGACCGTTTTTGACGCACTGAAAGCAATGGGAAAAGCCTCTTCCCAGGAAGTGGCAGCACGTCTGGGAATGACCCGGGATGAGGCGATTAACGAGCTGTGGAAACTGAAGCGTCGCGGGGAAGCTGATAACAAGGGCCCGATGTGGTGGTTGACTCAAACCGACGAAAACGCATCTGTGGCACAGGCTTCTAAAGTGACAGCGCAAATGCTGATCGAGGCGATTGAACAGCATGGCCCTAAAGCGGCTGATGAACTTGCACTGATATTCAGAATTACTTCCCGCAGGGTGAACTCATCGCTGGCTATGGCCATCAGCAAAGGTCGTCTGATTCGCGTAAATCAGAACGGTAAATTTCGTTACTGCCTGCCGGACGGTAATTTACCAGCAGAGCCGAAAGTTGTATCGGTAGCGAAAACATCTGGTAAAGCCTTTCCTCAGCCAGCCGGTGTTGCGTTACCAGTACAGGAAGCGGCAACACAGGAGGAAATTAAAACAGAAACTGTGGCGGACCTTGTGCAGTCACTGCCATCGTTCACTGAAACGCGAGCGAATGGCCTGATTTTACCATCGCTGCATATGGCAAACCGCGAACTGCGCCGGGCGAAAAGTCATGTCCAGAAGTGGGAGCGAGTCTGCGCCGCGCTGCGGGAGCTGAACAAGCACCGGGATATTGTCCGACAGATTGTTGATTCCTCCAGTCGTATTGTGTCGGAAAAGTGATTCCAGGGGAGGGCTTATGGCAAAAGTATTTACACAGGAAGAGCGGGAAAAAATTAAAGGGCAGATTGTTGATCTCGTACGCCAGAGCGGGCGAGAGACGTTACGACAACTGGAAGCTAAAACTGGGGCAACAAGATATCTGATGAGCGTTCTCGCAAGAGAGCTGGTTGCCAGCGGCGATGTATACAACTCTGGTTACGGGTTATTCCCGTCAGCGCAGGCGCGTAAGGACTGGCAAAATGCCCGCAAAAAACTCTCAAGGGCAAATCTGAAGAAAACATCTGTGGTTGATCCGGACCTTATCTGGTCATTACCAGACGGAGAAATACGCCGCTACGACAGGCGTCAGAACATAATCTGTAGCGAGTGCCGGAAGAGCGCAGCTATGCAGCGTGTACTGGCTTTCTATCAGGGTAAATTTCAGGAGGCGATACTGTGAATGAAATTAGCTATCAGGCTTCAATTACCGCTGGCATTCACATCAAAGGAGAAGAGCATGGAAATAAAACCAGAAGATGAGTTAAGCAATATCGTTTTATTTCCGGTAAAAGAGGATGACCCACGTAATCAGGTTAATTTTCTTTATGAGCCATCGGAAAGAGCATATTGTCATCACGCCTCTGTTCGGGTTGACGAAAAAGAGCGTCAGGTCCGCTGTAAAATCTGCGGTGCAGTTGTGGAGCCGTTTGACTGGATGCTCTCTGTGGCGAAAAGAGAAACCAGACTGGCAGATGATGTAAGGCTATTGCGCCAGGAGGAACAGGAAAGACGGAAAAATATAGAAAAGTTAATTCAGATTGAGCGTAACGCGAAAGCGCGGATACGCAGGGCGACAAAATCCAGAACTGAATAATTAAATTTAGCACTGTAAATAAAATCAAATCCTTAACTGGAGGCATATCTATGTTAAATACACAGAAAACCATTAATGCGGAAAAATATAACGAGTGGGTGAGGAAATTTTCTGAGCAGATTTTTAAAATTACTGGTGACGAGAATGCGGTAAAAAATGAATTAGAGCCGTGGACACCTGAAGGACTCGACCAAAATTATTGCTGGTGGGATGTTGATCCAGTTGATGCTGCAAATGAAACTATGAGTTATCACAATGATTAATGTCAGGAGGCCGCCCGAAAGGGCGGTAAGAAATGACTACATTATTCAGAAAAGAATATCCGAGAAAAAGTAGAGCGACAGAATTTTTGTTTCTCATTATATTTATCGTGTTGATGATACCGATATCCCCGCTATTACTGGTCTGGTTTATCGTGAAAATAATTGAGCCAGTTATTGAATTGTATAACGACGTGGTGTGGGCGTCGTTCAACACACTGCACAATAAAATTAATCCGTATAAGGAAAGCTGATATGGCACTGACGAAAAAACAACGTGCAGAGCTGCGCATGAAGTTCGGCGGTCGCTGTGCTTATTGCGGCTGCGAACTTGGCGAAAAGTGGCATGCAGACCATGTAAAACCGGTCATTCGTTTTGATGGAAATATGCTTCACCAGGAACGTGACGATATATCCAACATGGTTCCGGCATGCCACCCATGCAATCTGCACAAGCATTGCAGTAGTCTGGAAGATTATCGGCGAATTATCAGTGATGGTCGTCGTGAATTCCTTGCGTCCGGGAAAGGCAAAGCGCTGGTTCGTATGGGATTGGTTGAAATGAAATCTGACCCAGTTGTGTTCTGGTTTGAAAAATATCAAGAAGGGGCTACGGCATGACGACTTTTACCAGAGAGCAGTTAATAGCTCACGCAGAGGAGACTATTGAAGCACAGAGACTGTGCATACCGGGCACAATCGACCATGACATCATCCGCACATATAAGATGGATATTGCTGTTCTGGAAATCGCACTGGTATCGCTGGCAGCAGAGCCAGCCGGTAAATTGCATGAATACAAACCAGTGGGATATCAGCGTCTGGTCGATGAGTTAACCATGCTGGTAAAGCAGTTAACCTGGCAACTGAGGAAAGCGAAGCCAGACTGCAAATTACCGGATAAGGCGATGAGTTATCTGGAGCGGAACGGACTGATAAGCGTGGAGGATATTTTACGATGACCTGGCCTGAAGCATTCACAACGGTAGGAATTGCGATGGCGGTGGCGCTGGTGGTGTATTCGATTTGCCGCTGGGGATAAATCGCCGAAAAAAGATCCCGACACAAACATGAGCCGGGATCTTTGATTTATATAGCCTACGAATCCGCCAGTAAGAGAGGGGGCGGACGGTTAATTCTAACACCGGAATGATGTGGGTAAAAGTTTATAAGAAATCGGTTTCATAACTTTGCCCACCATGATAGATACCGACAATAAAGACTTTTCTGCTATCAACGGCAAAAGCAATAATCGTTCTGTGGCGGAAATGAGTTACCCGCATCCCCTGGCGAATATCATCGCGTTTATTGCCCCGATGCGGGAATGTAGAAAACCCATCAAGATAATCAAGAAGCGCATTGGCATAATTGTCAGCAATGACGTTCCCTGCTTTCTCCGTTATATACCTGTGCAGGTTGATTATTTGTTGTTCGGCCTCAGGAGTAATGATGACTTCATATGTCATGCAGATTACTTCCCGGATCGAATCGCGGCGCGAACCTGTGAAATGGAGCGTCCGTTGTTTGGGGTTTCGCGGATAGAATCAAGAGAGGGGGCGGCTGAATGCGTTAACCACGCTTCGATTGCTTTATCGCGCTCATTCAGTGCGCGAAGCCCTTCACGAATGACCTCGCTTTCTGAAGCATAGGCACCGGAAGCCACACGGGCGCGCACCATGTCAGCCATTTCGTTAGTTAATGTAATGCTGAATTGTTGGGTTGTACGCATGGTAAACCTCACGGAGTAGGATAGAACACCATTCGATGATAGCACGTTGCCTGTTGACGACAACAGAAATCAGAGACAATATTGCCGCACGCCAGCTTGAACAACTGGCACCTGCTGCGCCAGCAGAGAAAACCGATGGCGCACAATACCAAACATCACAATTCTGATACCGCCCCTGCCAGCAGGCAAGGGCGGTGTTCTCACACATTCAAATATGACTGGTATCAGCACGATCCCTGCACTGAAGAACAGGCCGAATGGCTGATTCATAACTACCGCAGACGTGGGTATGAGTTTAAGAAAGCCCTTAGCCTCGACTACCATCACTGGATAATCTACGTCAGGCTCCCTTATTCCGAACGCCCGCCGCGTCCGTCCCGCACATTCCAGCAACGCATCTGGAGGTAACGTGCGGGTATTACTTCGACCTGTTCCGGTACCGGAACTCGGGCTGGTGGTCCTTAAGCCGGGGCGTGAATCCATGCAGGTATTCCATAACGGCAGGGTGCTGGTGGAGCCGGAACCGAAAAACATGCGCGGTATGCCGTCCGGAGTCGTTCCTGCCGTTCGCCAGCCGCTGGCGGAAGATAAAACATTGCTGCCGTTTTTCAGCGATGAGCGTGTGATTCGTGCTGCTGGCGGCGCTGGCGCACTGTCTGACTGGCTCCTGCGTCATGTTAAATCCTGCCAGTGGCCTCATGGAGACTATCACCACAGTGAAACCGTCATACATCGTTACGGTACCGGCGCAATGTTGTTGTGCTGGCACTGCGACAACCAGCTGCGCGACCAGACATCCGAATCACTCGGGCAGCTTGCTCAACAAAATCTGACAGCCTGGATGATTGACGTCATACGTCACGCAATAAGTGGTGCACAGGAACGGGAATTATCGCTGGCTGAATTATCCTGGTGGGCGGTCTGCAATCAGGTGGCGGACGCGCTACCGGAGGCAGTATTACGTCGTTCTCTGGGATTACGTGCGGAAAAAATCCGCACGGTTTACCGCGAAAGCGACATCGTACCGGGAGAGCAGACCGCCACCAGCATACTGAAGCAGCGCACAAAAAATCTTGCGCCGTTGCCTCACGTCCACCAGCAACAGAACACACCACAGGAAAAGACGGTGGTCAGCATTGCCGTTGATCCTGAGTCTCCGGAATCTTTCATGAAGCGACCTAAACGTCGCCGTTGGGTAAATGAGAAATACACACGCTGGGTGAAGACACAGCCGTGTGCGTGTTGTGGTAAGCCAGCCGACGATCCCCATCACCTGATTGGTCACGGTCAGGGAGGGATGGGAACAAAGGCCCACGATATTTTTACGTTGCCGCTGTGTCGGGAGCATCACAACGAGCTTCATGCGGATCCGCAGGCATTCGAAGAAAAACATGGTTCTCAGGTTGATTTAATTTTTCGTTTTCTTGATCACGCCTTTGCAACAGGCGTACTCGGATAAAAGAGGTTACTGATGGGGATAGAATTTGTTTTGCCTTACCCGCCAACGGTGAACACCTACTGGCGACGTCGTGGCAGCACATATTTTGTATCAAAAGCCGGTGAGCGTTATCGCCGTGATGTGGCGCTTATTGTTCGCCAGCAGCGACTGAAATTAAACCTGTCCGGAAGGCTGGCAATAAAAATTATTGCAGAGCCACCGGATAAGCGCCGCCGCGACCTGGACAATATCCTGAAGGCACCACTGGATGCGCTGACACATGCGGGACTGCTTATCGACGATGAGCAGTTTGATGAAGTTAATATTATGCGCGGTCAGGTTGTTCCCGGTGGTCGGCTGGGGATAAAAATCACAGAACTGGAGTGCGCATGAATAACCAGTATTTACAGTTTGTGCGTGAGCAGCTCATGATCGCCACCGCTGATTTGAGTGGAGCAACAAAAGGTCAGCTTGAAGCCTGGCAGGAGAATGCCATGTTCAATACAGGGCGTTACAGACGTAAAAAAATCCGGTACCGCGATAAGGTCACTGGAAAAATAGTAACGCTGGATAATCCACCGATCCCGGGAAAGCAATCGCTGGTGAAAGGTTCATCAATTGCCCTGGTCAGTCCGGTTGAGTTTTCGACATCATCATGGCGACGCGCCGTTCTGTCTCTTGAAGAACATCATAAAGCCTGGCTGCTGTGGTGTTACAGCGGTAGCATTTGCTGGGAGCATCAGATCGCGATAACGCAGTGGGCGTGGACTGAATTTAATGCTCAATCCGGTACCAGAAAAATTGCAGGAAAAACTCTGGTGCGCCTGAAGACGTTGATCTGGTTGGCGGCGCAGGCGGTAAAAGCTGAGCTTTTTGGTGGGGAAGGTTACGAATACCAGGAACTGGCGTTACTGGTGGGAGTAACAACCAAAAACTGGTCCAAGACATTTACTGGTCACTGGGTTGCAATGAAACACATTTTTCATCGGCTGGATGGTGAAGCTTTATTGTTGGTGGAGGGAACACGTTCAAAACAAAAGGCGGCATTTTCATAGCAAAGTATTGCAAAAGTAGATAAAAAGGCATATATTTCGTGTGAATCTGATATTTTGCCGTTTTTATACGTGATGGCAAAGCTAGTAAAACCCGTGACCGAGCGGGTTTTTTTATCCCCAAAAAAATGGCATAGACATTAAACGTGATGATGATTGTGCCAATACTTTCTCCATCAATGACGCCCCTTGACTGCATGGAATCCAATTTGTTATGTAATATGTGTTGATATTTTTGAGTTGTTAATGGTGTTACTATGGATGACAGTGCTCTGCTCAGAAACTCTTCACTTTTTGTTGCTTATATGGGCTGTCTAGGATGGGGAAGCGCTTATTTCTATGGATGGGGTACTTCATTTTACTATGGCTTTCCATGGTGGGTTGTCGGGGCTGGTGTCGATGATGTAGCACGAAGTTTGTTTTATGCTGTGACAGTTATCGTTATATTCCTTATTGGATGGGGAGTTGGTATTGTTTTCTTTTTGGGCATAAAACAAAAGCGCAATATACAAAATTTGAGTTTTATCCGGCTTTTTCTCGCGATATTGCTGCTTTTTATTCCACCTGTTCTGGAGTTTTCGGTAATCCATCAGCATGTTGAGCCAGATGTACTGATTTTCTGCATTCTTGCTGCCTTTACAATCACGCTTTTTGTCAGGTTTGGAAGAAGACTTGTTTCAGTCAAATGTTTTTCGGAAATGTCTTTTATTCGTCATCACCGAATTGAGTTCATGATGGCTGGGTTTATGATTTATTTCTGGGCATTCTCTCTTATTGCCGGTTGGTACAAACCACAGTTTAAGAGGGAATATCAGGCGATCCACTATGAGAATGTATGGTATTACATTATTGCGCGTTATGATGATCGTCTGGTGTTATCGAAATCATACAGGAGTGGGGGTAAGAAATTCGTTATATTTAATAGCGGAAATATTAATGATTTTGAAATTAATACAGTCAGAGTGCGTTAAAATTTCTTGAGTAACAAAGATTTTTACCGCCCGCCATTGAGAGGTTTTTTATGCCAGAAAAATGGTTCGGTACATAAAATGTGCAGGTGGTTATTAATACCGGTCTTTCAGCTTGCTGGCTTTTTCGACAAGAGTTATTGGTATGTCACGTTAACCAATAAAGAGAAAAAGACATGCTAAAACAGCAGGATATGACCGAAACAGCCAGAGTGGTGTTTAATGAATTAAGCGTCACTGAACCGGCAACAGTTGGGGAAATTGCGCAGAATACTTACCTTTCACGCGAACGCTGTCAGTTAATACTGACCCAGCTTGTTATGGCGGGTCTGGCAGATTATCAGTTCGGTTGTTACAGACGCCTTCCGCAGTGAAGGTTTTTTCATTTGTGGTAATGGGCGGCTGGTGGGTGTTAGCGGCACCTGCCAGCCATCTGCTCATGCGTTAGGGTCACAAGCAAACCTCAGGCCCATCTGCTTTGCGCAAAAGCGGTATGAGCCTATCAGAGAAGTGCTTATTGATCTATGGCTAATACTGTAAAAATATCCAGTTGCGAGTTAATCAACGCTGATTGCCTGGAATTTATCCAGACCTTACCGGAAAACTCTGTCGATCTGATAGTCACAGACCCGCCATACTTTAAAGTGAAGCCCGAGGGCTGGGATAACCAGTGGAAGGGCGACGATGATTACCTGAAATGGCTGGATCAGTGTCTGGCTCAGTTCTGGCGGGTACTGAAACCTGCCGGAAGTCTCTACCTGTTCTGTGGTCATCGCCTGGCATCTGACACCGAAATCATGATGCGTGAGCGCTTTAATGTGCTGAACCACATTATCTGGGCGAAGCCATCCGGACGCTGGAACGGGTGCAACAAAGAAAGCCTGCGGGCGTATTTCCCGGCAACAGAGCGCATTCTGTTTGCCGAACATTATCAGGGGCCATACCAGCCAAAAAATGATGGCTATGCGGCAAAGGAGCGCGAGCTTAAACAACACGTCATGGCCCCGCTGATTTCTTACTTCCGTGATGCGCGTGAATCACTGGGGATAACGTCCAAACAGATAGCGGAAGCCACCGGAAAGAAAAACATGGTGTCGCACTGGTTTGGTACCTGTCAGTGGCAGTTACCGAACGAAGCTGATTACAGAAAACTGCAGGCGCTGTTCGCGTGTGTTGCAGAAGAAAAGCACCAGCGTGGGGAGCTGGCAACGCCACACCAGCAACTGGTCAGCACATACAGTGAACTGAACCGGCAATATGCCAGTCTGCTTGAGGAATACAAATCTCTGCGGCGTTATTTTTCTGTATCGGCCGCCGTTCCTTATACGGACGTCTGGACGCATAAGCCCGTGCAGTATTATCCGGGTAAGCATCCCTGCGAAAAACCGGCGGATATGTTGCGTCAGATAATTTCTGCCAGCAGTCGTCCGGGGGATGTGGTTGCGGATTTTTTTATGGGATCGGGGGCAACAATAAAAGCAGCAATGGGATTGGGGCGTCGCACGATTGGGGTTGAACTTGAGTCCGGGCGTTTTGAACAAACAGTTGGTGAAATATTGGTGCTGAACGATAAATTGCGAAATGCACAATTAGATAAGAACAGGAGCTAATCCTCGATTAATATCTAAGCCAAGCAGGATGCTAGGAAGTTCTGATATATTCTGATCGTTTTTCGATGCTTTAAAATGATTTGTGCTGGTTGCGAAAGCACGTGGTCGGGCACTGCGTTCACACATCTGGAGGGTGTGAAGCCAGCTTTTTTGTGTGTATTCAGATGGCGTTCTGATTCTATAACGAGTTACGTGGACATCAGGGATGGAGAGAATAGGAACGCCATCTTAATACATTTTCCCCGTTTATTTGATATATCTTCCGGATAAGGGATTAGGTCTGGTTTTTTATGTCATTCAATAACGCTCTTCTATACTGTATACAATACTTTATCCTGGCAGTGTGTTTAAAACCTGAACTTATCCTTTGTTTCGTTTATAGACAGAAGGGCTAATGTCGACTTATCATCAGCAGGATGGCAATAGATGTGTAAGTAGCTGGTCACCAGCTATACTTCAGTGGTACTTCTGAGTGCTTCTCTCCGTGAAATGATTATCATCCAGATGGCAGGAGTAGAGTGAATATTGATGATATTTCCAGGTGCTCCAGCTTGTTGCAGCGTATTGAGGATGTTAATGCTGAACGAGCCAGGGCCTTTAGTCGTTTGACAGTTATATTTTCTACCCCTGATCGCCTTTCAGGAAAGAACATTGTTTTATTAAACAGTGATGCCATCCATAAGGTTTTTGAAGAGTTCATGGCTGCTAATTCAGAATTGCTGGCTCTTGTTGAGGAATACAACGAGATAGCCAGCCGTGTCGGTATGGATGAATTCAACGTCATACTTCGTGGATAAAAACATGCTTCATATTTTCTGTTAGCTCGCTACTGCGAGCTTTTTTGTATCTGAGCCACATCAGGCGCACATCAAAAACACAGAGCCTTTCAGGGCGGGGAGGGGGCTCTTGCCGTTACACCGTAATGCAAAATAACAGCATACAAAAGGTATCGGTGATGGTTGTTATTGGTGTGGTTTATTAAAAAAGTGTAAGAAAATTATGAGCGTTGTAGTTGAACAAAATGGTGAAATTGTATGAGCTCGGCATAATGAAAGTTCTGAAGGTATTGCCTGCACACGCTGTGTAAAGGACGGCACGCAACTGCGACTCGTTGCCGTCCTTGAGGACGCATTTACTCAGGCTAAAGGCGAGTTGCTATGCTGGGATGACGGAAATGGAGTGCCGAATAGCTGCACTTCCGCCTCCTAAATCAATTGTAATATTCCAGTAACCTGAATGCGGTACATGAAGGTGGGCCGGTAATCTCTGAAAAAAACCGCCACCACCGTGATGATGAAAGCTTCTTGCGTTGCGGTAGTTATTAAAGTTTGTATCTGTCATCAGCAAAATATTGCACTGATGAGAGCAGTCAACCACTACCGTATCTCCTGCATTTAAATGCATTCTTTTATGTAAAAACTGCATGTGATTTCCCTGATCAGAGGTAATCAGCCATCCCTCTTTCTCTATGATGAGCCAGCGTCCCACCACTGGCGGGCTGAATGCTTAACATATCCAGGGTTCAGAAAACGGTAAACCCTGATAAATATCCATATCTTCAAACGTTAATAAAATGTCAGTTACGGGGCCGCTGATGGTCCTTTTTATTTACAGGAGAATAAATATGTCTGAACCCTTATCCGGTTCCAGCACTGCTGTGGCGCTCGGCGGGGCGACGGTATTCGGGCTGTTTACCGGGACGGATTTCGGGATTGTGTTTGGCGCGTTTGCCGGGGCGTTGTTTGTGGCCACGATGCCACAGGTGATTTCTGTCTGGCGTGTGGCGGCGCATTTTCTGGTGTCGTTCATTGTTGGCGTGCTGGGGGCGGATGTCCTTGCGTCCTGGCTGGTCGAAAAATTGAATCTCCACAGCACATCTCTCGACGCGCTTTGTGCGGTACTGGTATCGGTGGTGTCGGTGAAGATTCTCTCATTCATCCACCAGCAGGATATCGCATCGCTGGTATCCGGGCTGTTCTCCCGTCTGCGGGGTGGAGGCGGTAATGTTAAGTAACCTTCCCGGATTACTGAATGTGGTGTTAAGCACGGTTATCGTGCTGACGCTCTTTTTTTATCGTCGTGGTGAGTCGAGACATAAACCGCTGATGTCGTGGCTGGCCTGGCTGCTGATGCTGCTTTATGCCTTTGCGCCGCTTTGTTATCTGTGTGGTCGCTTTCCTCCCGGTAACTGGCTGGTCGTCCTGATTAACCTGGTGTTCTGCGTGCTGGTGATACGAGCACGCGGGAACGTATCAAAAATCCTTGTATTACGAAGGCGCTGATATGAAGTCGAAAGATGAAATTTTTGACGAAATTCTGGGAAAAGAGGGCGGTTACGTCAATCACCCGGATGATAAAGGTGGTCCGACTAAATGGGGCATCACTGAAAAAGTTGCCCGTGCACACGGTTATCAGGGCGATATGCGTGACCTGACGCGTGGGCAGGCGCTGGAAATACTCGAGGCGGACTACTGGTACGGACCACGATTCGACCAGGTTGAGGACCTGTCTCCGGATATTGCCGCAGAGTTGTGCGATACGGGCGTGAACATGGGGCCAACTGTGGCGTCCAGAATGCTTCAGCGCTGGCTGAACGTTTTCAACCTGCGCGGGAAACTCTATCCGGATATGGATGCTGATGGACGCATCGGGCCGCGTACTCTTAATGCATTACGGGCATATCTGAAAAATCGCAGCAGGGATGGTGAACTGGTACTGGTGAAAGCCCTGAACTGTACGCAGGGCGAGCGTTATCTGGAGCTGGCAGAGAAACGCGAGGCCAATGAGTCGTTTGTCTATGGCTGGATGAAAGAGCGCGTGGTGGTTTAAAAACTGACACTGAAGTGCTGAACACCCTCAACTCATGCAGGCTCTTTTCTGGGGCTACGATGAGCGAAAGTAAGGGGCATAGCATCAGATAGCAAAAACCCCGGCTGCGGTAACAGTCCGGGGTTTTCTGTTTCTGGCCTTGGGTAAGGCAAAGGAGAACATGAGGAAGTATAAACTAATTCTGTTGAGGTTGACTATGAAAAACGGCCTTGAATTGAAAGCGCCTGTAACTGATGACATCAGCAGAGCGGTGGCTTTTGCCATTAAGTGGGTGGCGGTCGGTATCGCTGTGTCTCCGATGCTGTATGGGATGGCAAAATTGCTCATTGCTGTGAAATCGTAAGTGGGGCAGGGGTAAATATGTCAGATAGCATTATAAAACTGGCGCGAATTCTCTGTGTGGTTGTTGGCCTTTCATTTTCAGCAATGTTGGTTGCCATTTTCATTTCCACCGCCTGGCGAGTATTGAGCTTATCCGGATTGATTGGTGGATAGTGAGATGAAGCGAAAACACTGGACACACAGAATGCCGCGAACGGCGGCGAAATGGGCACTGGTAGCGATACTGGTGCCTTTTTTCCTGGTGGGATGCGTCAGCCTGGATAAGGCGCGCCAGCTTTTCGATACAGCTTCTCAGGTCTGTGAAATTGTCGACGGTGTTCGGCAGTGTATGCAGAACTGATCGCCTGTAAGAGCAGAATATTGTTGAATCTAAATTTACTTTGAACAGTGGCCCGGATGGAAAGGGCATCTAAATAGGAGCAGAAAAATGTTAACTGTAAAAGTCATGTCTCAAAATGGTGGGGAAGAGATCCATTGCGGGCGTAGCATTGGCTATCATCCTGAGCAGCGGAGTATTGCCGTATCGGGAAAGGATGGGAAAGTCATTCTGAAAGATGGAGATATTGCTTATGTAATGAACCAAAACGCTCAAATAATATCTGTTTATCGGCCCAATAATAGTCAGAAAAACATTTGAATTTCGCAAGGCCAAAGTTCAGTGGTGATCGTTATCAACTAATTGAAATAACAAGCTTATGTTTGTGTAATTGGTGATATAGCATGTTAATGCTGAATATCAGCGTCAACATGGAGTTATACAATGGTTTTTAAACACTATTACGTGAACAAAAATGCTCAGAGCAATGGCGATCATGAGGTGCATGCTGAGGAATGTTCATATCTTCCTGCTGTAGCTAACCGCGATTACCTTGGTTACTATAGTGATTGTTCTTCGGCGGTAACAGAGGCAAAGGCCAAAGGATATTCCCGGGTGAATGGTTGCTATTGGTGTGCCAATAAGTGCCACACGTCTTAATCAATTGTCAATAAACCATAAAGGCCGCTCTGCGGCCTTTTTTCTTTCAGTAACCGATTGATTTATAATGTTTTATATATCTTCGTTCCACCATGT